AAAAACCATTTTTGTTCATCTATTGTTTTATTAAAATCCCATCTTGCTTCAATAGGAACATCTAGAGAAAAATCAAGATTTGGGATTACAACAGCGGGATTGTCTACATTTAATGCGGAAACAAAGGCTATGTATGGTGTGTTTGAAGCATTATTAAAAATATTTCCTGGGGCGGTGTTCCATATTGGGACTACTGCAATGTTTGCATCTCGTGCTATTTGAATAAGCTCGTCATATGTTCCAAAATCGGCGGTATTATTTTTTAACATTGGAATTCCTGAATTTGCATCGTTAGGGTCTGGTAAATTAAAATTCCCATCATAATTTCCCCCCGTTGTTAATTCTTCTAATAATTGATTATAATCTATACCGTCGGCTGGTTTGGCTACTCCATTTACATTTTGAATTAAAAAATCTTCTCTCCAATAACTTTGAACATAAATTCCTTCTAATTGAATTCCAGAATTTGGGCTGCCATCTCGTTGTTGTCCAAAACATGGATATTTAAGATTACTACGAAAAGTAGGGGCTAAAGTAAGCGTGTTAATTTTCCAATTCCCATTGTTTGAATCATAATCGCTACGACTTCCATAAAAATTAAGATTCCCTTCTAATCCCTTTTGTTTATCGGTTTGGTTTGAGGTCATATCATCATATTGGCCACAATCTAAATGAACACCTGTATATTGTTTATAATCATCACTTCCCCAGTCACTTTGTTTTTGAAATCCATTTAAATATTTTTCATTTTTTCTAAAACCAGCAGCTAAGGCATAAATTGTATCTTCAGACCACAACATATTTGTTAAAATTAATTTACCTCTTGAAAATTTACAATAAGCATTATCTACATTTGGTGCAGTTGGTAAATTATTTAAACTACAAACCCGATTTCCTAATTGTCCAACTGTTTGATTTCCAAAAGGTGTTGTAATTTGTGTTTGGTTTATTCCTGTGTTTATAAAATTACTTGTATCGTTGTTGTCAGCTCCGTAAAATCCGTTTCTAAAAATTTGTAACCCTTCGAATCTTTCGGGGTCAGCGTATGCAATACTTGAATAATAAGATCTTCTAGTCATTGCTTCTTGTAGGTCTGCCGGTGGGTCTGGGCTCGGTGGGGGTGCTATGTCTGGGTCAGGTTTATAAAATTCATAAGATGTTTCAAAATTTTCATTTTGCTTATTGGCTGCAGGGTTTCCATTGGCTGGGCATGGTTGATATGTAGGAGTTGCTACAATACCTGGAAGCGTTGTAGTACTTCCACCATAATTATTATAGTCATGAGCATTTACACTATATGTGTTAAATGAAGAAAAAGGAAGGGGGGTTGTCTTGGTTATTTGTGTTGGTTCGTGTAATATATCCGTTAATAATTTCGCAACATTTGATGGGGTATTATATCCTATTGGTACTTCTAATAATACTTGATTTTTTCTTAATACAACATTAGAATTAATATATATATGGTTTGTACTGTCTGACCAATTAACATAATCTAGCCCTGTATATGACGGATCTAAAAAATAATATCTTGTATTGTCTGGAGGTTCAAAATTTTTCATGTATGCGTTGGGGTTTATTCGGGCTTTTATTTGTAATGTGGCTTGTACAACCGCGGGGGCGGTGGCGGATGTTGTGCGTGGTGAGTTTATGCTATTACCTGCTCGATCAACCTCATCTAAAAATTTGTAAGTTGCGGGAATATTAAACATGTCTTGCGGTAATCCTACATTGTCGAATTGCCCTATATTTGTACCTTCATTTATAAATTTATATTCATCGATGATCCCAACATCACCACCTGCTGCAGTTTTTACACTTATAACTTGTATAATAATGGGTCCTCCAGTACTCCATGCAGCACCAGAATTCGGCGTACCATCTGGTACTGCTAGGTAATATTTACCAGCCTCATAATAATTGCCTTCTTTGGTTATTTTATAATCTGTTATTATATCTTGATATGGCGAGTTTTGTCTATATAAATCGCTTGTTTCGGCATTGGTTATATTTCTTGGGAAGCCGCCTATATCACGTTGTAGCACATTTGAAAAATCTTGATAATCAGCAGTTGTTCGACTATCTGCGGCTGGTTCGCATACTTGATTTTTTAAAGGAAGGCTAAAAGTGTTTCTCCCACAATGATTTACATAAAAACCTAAATCAACTAAAGCCTTATTGTCATTAACTCCAAATTCATTTTCTCCTATAAATTCTATAACCTCTTCATTAGCACCTTTTGAATTTATCGCCGCCATTTCCATAGAGATAACATCGCCTACATCCACGGCAATTCCAGTTGTTGAAATGTTATTAGTCCATCTATTTTTATATTTATCTTCTGATTCTGGAATTGGGTTAATGTTAAGTTTAGCCCGTGTTCTATTACATTCAAGAATTATGTTTTGGATAAATTCACCCATTCTTTATAATAACTTAATATTTTATTATAAAAAATTAAATTTAGGCTGAAACTTCAATAGTTCCATTTTGGATTCTCATTGTACGTTCAACACTTGCCCAAACTCTCATAGTTCTTGCTTGATAATCTCCATTTACTCTATTATAAGTTTTTGTTATTTGGATTGGCTTAACTCCAATTTGAGTACCTGCCCCAAGCATATTCACGCCAGTTGTCGAGAGGTCTAAACCGGTGTAATGTTGGGTACTTCTGGCATTTTCAATATTAGCATGACCTTCTAAGGCTACAGCTTCAGATATAACCGATTGGTTGGTTGTACGTGTGGCGGTTGTTTTATCGGTGTCACTATCAAAACTATATAAAGTTGATGGAACTCTTAAAGGACGACCCATAGCAAACCTTAATTCATTGTATTTATTTGGTGCTTGTATAAGGTTTCTATCAAATACCCTTGAATCATTAACCCGGAAATTAATAGCGTCCGGTACTCGACCTTCAGAACTTACATACTCACCACACCAATCAACGGCGGCATTATCAGTTAAGGCGGTTTTTTGGTCTGCGATTAAAAGAGATCTAACAACACGGCCAGCAACTGCGATTTCGTTTTCTACTCGTTGTTCAACTACTAGACCGCCGCCAGGGTTTGCAACGGCTGCGGCCTGAACTTCTGTTAAAATTAAATCTTCGTAAAGCTCAACTAATCCAGCTTGTGAAGCAATTTGCGCCGCCATTTGGTTCATGGTGTCATCATTATAAAAAAGATGGTCGGACATAAATTTAATATTTGTTAAAGATGGGACGGCTGATGTATCACCGGCGTAAGCATTCGGGAAACAAACAATTTTATTTTTTTCCCCGTTGGCTTGTTGGTTAAATCTAATTCTTATATATACTTGTTCTTTCATTGCAAAAAGGGGAAGTTGTCTTAACAACATAGCAGGAAAAAGACTTGATAAAGGAACACTAAAAACGGGTGTAGTGCTGGCTACTGCTGTAGGCTTTAAAAATAAAGGGACGGAAGCAGTTGTTAAAGCATTATTATAAACCAAATCTTGATAAGAAATTTTACCCGCTGAAGTTTCAGCCCAACGGTCACCACATGCCCCGGATTTAATCATATCTACATATGCCCTATGTTCTGGGCTGTCGAGTTGTCTAATGGCTGTTTGACGGTGTGCGTATTTTTGATTACTCATTATTATTTTTGTTCCTACCTGTAATTCGCATTGATCAATTAAACCATGAATACCGGTATTAATTGGAAAAAATCCGGCGGCGTTTGCTTCGACGGCTAATTGAATAAATGATCCACCATCTAAAATGCCGTTCATTGGGATTTGGAAAACGGCTTCGCTGTTGGTTATGGTTATAGGGTCGAGTTGTTCCGTTCTAATTTCTAAAGATTGGACAGATTTTGAAGGAGCTATTTTAAATGCTTGGGGAAGTTGAGAAGCTTTCATTGTGCTCATATTCTTTTATATTATTATTTAATATAAAAAAAAAATAATTTTTATTTAATTATAAATTTTTAAAGTAAAAAAAAATTATTATTTAACTAATTACCATAATTCCTTGGGGGGAATATTGAAGGGTATTTCTTGCTAAAACATATGTATAAATGGCATTAGGTGAAGTATCAATAGGATTGGCATTAACTGCTAATTGAGTATTAAGACTTGATTGAATACGAGTAGCGTAATTTTGACCTCTAAAGGAAACCCCGACACGTGAGATGTTATCACATGCTACACCAATACCGAAATTTCTTTTACCTTTATCAACTGCGGTTAATCTTTGTGGCTCTCTTGAATATACGGCTAGTTGGTTTCCACCATAACCGATGCCTTGGTTGTTATTAGTCATACTAAATAAATTATATAAGGGTCTAAAGGCATTTAAGAAATTAACAAGTACGCCGACTTCTGGGCGATCCTCTGTTGAAGCTGTTTTTGATTCAAGTTCATAATCAAGGGCAAGTTTTACACCTCCCCGAGTAAATGAGACTTTATCTAATACGCATTTTTCACCGTATTGACCATTAGTAGCGTTTTTATTTTGTAACATATCAGTTGAAAAACTATCATTATTATAATTATTGGCATGAGGAACGGGAAGGAAATTGTGAATTACTGAAAGAACATTATTATTTGCTAAATTGTATTGTTGGGTTGAATCTGATGAATTAATAACAGAGTAAAGAGAATTGAAAGAGTTATAACTAAAAGCACCAGACCCGGGAACACTTAATGCTTGCTGTCCTGCGGCATCTGGAACTAAAAGGTCGGCGGTTAAGGTAACATCTGAAATTTCATAAGAAGCCCCAAGACCAGTTGCAGCATCTGCACCAAATAAAGCCATTTGATCACTTGCTAATTCAATTTGAATATTTAAGCCTCTAACTCCATTAGTTCCTAAAGGAATTGAGACCCCAGATTGAAGCATTCCCGCATAGATTGGAACAGAAAAAGCCACGGTGTTATTAATAAGTAATGAAGAAGGGGCATCGATACCCATTGCAAGGGCTGATATGGAATGTTCATTCATAAAGGTTTCTTGAGAATTAAGAGATGGAACAATTGAAGCAACAAGACGGCCATATTGTCTAATTGATTCTAATGTTTGACCGGTTTGTTCAGAAGAAAGAACTATATTTTGAATAAGTCCATTCACTCCTACTTTATCATTAAATTGAACGTTTTTAGCTCCCGTTCCTTTTGCGTCCTGGTTATTTGGTAGTACAGGATTTGCAGGAGTAGATCCGGCTTGAAGTACTGTTACTTTTCCGTTAAGACGAACTGAACTTGCTTTAAGAAGTTTGTTAGCGGCTGCTATCTGAATAGTAATTATAGGATTTCCACCTTTGAAAGAATATTTATTATTACTAGGTTGATTATTTGGAGATATTTGAACTTTCTCGACATTAGCGATATTCATTTATAATATTAAATAATATAAAAAAAATTTTATAAACTTTATTTAATAATTTAAAATTTAAACATTTACAGTTACACCATCTTTATTAATTATGAGTCTTCTTTTATGAAAAATATAATTGTTAAATAATTTGTCTTGATTGGCGTTAGCTGCATAATCTACCCGGAGTGATAATGATTGATCTTTTAAATTAAATACTTGTCCATATCTTGTAAAAGCTCGACCAATTGCAAAATGTTCATGGATTTTATGAAGGTTCCGGACTGGTTCATTAATATTTAAAATGGCTTTTTGTAATTCTGAAAGGTGGAGTGCATCACTTCTAAAGGTTCTCGCGACACCTGTTCCTAACTGTTGAGAATATCTAGATAACTCAACAACACGGTTTGGGATCATGTGAGTTCCAAAGACGAATTGATAATTGCGGGCGTTGTCTGGTTCGCCGACTAGAGACGATAAAGCAATATCCCTAAAGCCATTTACGGCTAAAGGCTGGGTAATACATGAAAGGGCTCTTGATTGTTGGGCGGGGATTAATGCAGTTGTTAAACCTGTTTTATTGCTTTGATTATGGCGGTATAATGTGTAAGTGTCATAATCCATGGCCAC